CGGCGACGGGACCGTAAATGTTGCGATATCCCACACGGCGGGAACGTGCAAACATAACCTTGTGCGCCCATCCGTTGCGGAGTCCGCCCAGCATCAGCCTCTTTGGTCGGTTGGTGTATTGCAGACCCTCTGGATTCCAGCCACCGTTGCTGAAGCCCAACTCGCCCAGGTTGAACGTGGGCTGGGGCAACACGGCGGACGGATAAGCCCCCTCGGTTGGTCCCGTGGTGAAAGCAAAGCCCCCACGTGGGCCACCCCCACGTCGAGCGGTGATGTCGTATTGGTCGGGGAAGCCCGACTCCGAGAGGAGGTGATAACCAAAGCCGAGGGCGGCGTTGGGGAGCGTTCCGTGAAGGTGTGGGTCAAACGGGCGCGGCGTGGACAGGCTCGTGTAGCATCCCGTATACAGGCGGTCGTTTGTGATCGTGCCGCCTAAGTCGGAGGGGTAGGGTATCAAGTCCAAACCCCAGTGGGCTGGATAATGGGTGGGGCGTTGGATGGTTTCCTTCTCGGCGTGTCCAGCCTCAAGCGTTGGAGCACCCCCAGCGGCTTGAACGGAGTCCACCCAGACGGATGAAGCCCAGCGAGCGATGGCGGTTCTGGGGCGGCGTGGGTCGCTCCCCAGCCGCTCGATTTCATCCAGCAGGGGTTGGGGTGGGGTTATCACCAATTCGTCGCCCACAGGACTACGCACAAGGCGTTGAAAACGCTCAAGGGCATCATCCATACCCAGAACAACAGTCGGGCGGTTTAAGCGTGTTTCTGCGTTCAACAAATGAACGTCAGATCGTCGGCGGAGGTTGAGGAAACCCATTCCCTGCACACATCGTCGACGCTCTTAGCCCAATAGCGGCTACCAACAAACAACACGCCGTCGTCGTTGTGAAAGAAGTGAACCCCAGACAATTTGGAAAAGTCTGCGAGGGTCTTGATTTGCGTTTTCACTTTGGAGGGGGCAACCCAAAAGTCCGAGCGGCTGGTTGAGAATCCACCGCCGATGCTGGCCTTTGCGTAGCCCTTGATGCCTGCGTAGATGTAGGCGAGCAAATAGGAATTCCAGTCGTATTCACCGCCGAGGCGGATGGTGTATCGGCGGTCGTAGTTTCTGGTGTCGTTGGCACTTGACTTGACGATGACAACCTTCGTGTCGGCGGTTGGCAGGTCGGGGGTGATAATTGGCTGGCTCATGTTTAGGGCTAAGGGGCGACCCCTTATCAATGCTTCGCTATCTCAATTCTTTAAACGCCCGAAGGATAGCCTGGAATGCCCTGCCCAACGTCGCCGCCGAATTGGAAGGACACGCCACCCACGCTGGGCATGAACAAGCGTGAACCCTCATGCGGGGTGACCATCCACGATTGCTCGTTGGTCAGCCAGATGAGGTCTAACTCGTTGGTGTTGAATCCCCACCAGCGTTGATACCGCAACTGCGGGGCAAAGTGGGTGAAGTCCTCCTCGCCCGATCCCGTTTGAGCCGAGCCAATGGGTTGCCAGCCCAACGTTGCGTCGTATTGGAGGGAAGGAACGGACAACCACCGCATATTCAACGAGCGGATGACCCAATCGTCGGCTGAAGGGTTCTGGTCAAACTCAATCGACGGCAACCAAAGGTGCATGAAATGGCTGAACGGGGCTGGGCTGGCGGGCGCGTTATACGTTCCCCCGTCCGACCAATCTGGGGTGGTGCTTTGCTCCGCATACCCTCCAGCATACATGGCGGTTGCGGCATCCTCCGTATCTGGGACGGCAGGCCATTGAAGAGGGGCAATACCGCTCTCCGTTCCTCCGTCTGCGTCACGGAACGTTGCCCCAACCCGCCCTGCGTCCTCGCCCGTCAAGAGGAAACCGAGAATGATGTGCAACTCTCCGCTCCCGTTGGTGGTCAGCACGATGTCACGGTATTTTGGGTCAAGGTAGCGGGTTTCAGTTGTGCCGTCATAAACGGGGGCTTTGAGCAACACACGGGTCACGCCCAGGCCGTTGGTGCTGGTATATTGGTCGGCGGGCTGGGTTTTGCCGTCAAAGTGGGTCAGGTATGTTTGTCGAGAGGCGTAGGACTGTGTAGGCGTTCCCCCAGAGGTTGCATCGTCAAGGGTGGCGACCACGATCACACGGTCGGCCTCATCAATGATAGCGTCATAGAAGTGGACGTGGTTCGCCCCTTGCCCACTGTTGTTTGCATCGGGGCCAAGTCCTACAACGTGGCATGCGTTGTTGCTGAAGTCAAACCCACCAGCGGAAGTCCCCGTCGTCCCGCCTGACGTTTGCCCGTAGTTGACATACACGGCTGAATATCGTCGGTTTGCGGTTGTGAACGTGGGCGATGCTCCACGATAGAAAACAACGGGCGTGTCGTCACTACGCAGGCAAACTTTGGGACTGTCAATGTCTTGCACTGCGTGTCTTGACGATGTGCTGATGTTTGCGTCGGGTATGGTTTGCTGGATCGTAGCCATAGAATACGAGGCGGTCTGCCAGCGTCCATCATTGGGGCTACCTGCGGGGGTGTCCGTTTGCGTGTAGTCTGGGAACGTAGTGTCGCTGGGTTGTTTGATAGTGTAAAGCACACGCCCCACACCGCGCCCAGCGTATGTCGTGCTATCCGTGGAGGCATCATTCCAGACCTGTTGACAAACGAGGTGCAGGCGGTCTTGAGAATCACAAACCAAAGACGGCTGGCGGAAATCGTAGGCTGAACCTGCGGCGGCTGGAGTTGAAACGTCCAGGGACGTTTGGATGATTATTGGCGTGTGTATAGTCCAGTCCCAATCATAGACAGCCTCTGGATTTGCACCCACTTGCACCCTCTCGGCTTTGTGATAATACAGGCGGTGCGACCGTTCCGTTCCCGTGTCCGATGGGTCAGCGTGAACCTCAATGACGGCGTGTATCGTCCCTTTGCTATCTGAACAAAACGCCGCCCCGTGTAGTCTGGCGTTGTTGCCCAGCGTTGACAAATCTGGGCCGCATTGGTCTTTGCCCTCGTATTCGTAGGTGTCTGGGCTTCCCGACTTCAACGCTTTGCCGTTCCAAAAGAGGTCGCCGTGTAGCGGCTTCTTGAAGTGCGTCCAAAACGGATCGGTGCTGGTCGTTGCACCCCTACGGATGAAGAACGTGTGAAGCGTTCCGTCTGGCGTTCTGACGCTTCGTTGCCCTTTGCCCAGCCCTTGAACGTCCGAGTCGCCCGCCAACGTGCTGGTGCTTTGGGGCGTGTTGGTTGCTATCTCGTTGCGGTGTTGGGTTGCTTTGGTTGATTTTGCATCGGTCACGCCCAACGTTTGAGCGGACACAATAGAGCCTGAGTCCCACATGGGCTTTGTCGATTTGCTGATATGCACATCAACGCTGGAGAGCAATTGCTCGGACACGGCCAAAGAGTCAAGCAGGCTGAGCCTGTCCACGGTCTTGAGCATGGCGGGAACGTAGCGGCTCGTTTCAATCATGGCGAGGTCGTAGTCCGTGTTGGGGAGAAGAGGAATCGCCCCAGCGTGGAAGTGCTCGGTTGGGTGGTCAGCCCAAAAGGAATAGAGCGGATCGCCGCTGACGGACGGGCCGTGAATGCGTTCAAAGTCAAACAACCCATCGACGCCCGCCCCCTCGTAGGTATTGGGACCAGCCCACAGGTTGGTTCTCAAGAACCACTGCCCCAGCGTTTGCCTTGAACCTCCAGGAACGTCCGTGACACCCACGGCAAAGCCCGTGTTCAAAGCCGCCGCCCCTTGAAGGGCGAGGGTGTCTGTGCGGTGAAACGGCGTTTCAACCTCAAGGTCAATGGAGTTGGACATCCCAGCCCTTGCCCGCACTTGGACTTGTCCTGGGGCTAAGAGTTGGAGGGGTATGTCATAGCCCACGCCCGCATGAACCTGCTTCCACACTTTGTCAACTTTGTAGGGGTGGTTGGTCTTTGATACCCCGTAGTGAAGCGGGCCGTGATACGACCACGCCGCCAACGGGCCACGCATTGAGCCTATGCTGGCGTTCTCCGTTTGAACGGGGTCAATCTTGAGGTCGGGTGAAATCCCCAGCGGATCGGAGAACACAAAGCGCATGGGGGTGGCTGGCGGAGTTGTTGACGTGTAGGTTCTCGTCACGATGTTGGTCACTGGATTGCCCGTTGTGTTTTGGTCGGTTTCGGTGAAGAACGGCAACTCAACGAGCGTCTGCCAATCTGGGGCGGAGATGGGTGAAAGACCCACCAACACCAAGTCCTCGGCATTGACAAACGGGGCGGGCGGGGTGACGGTGTAGTCCACCCCGTTGATACGATACCCGCTAAACTCCCAACCAACGGTCACGCCGCTCAAATCCCATGTGAAACTCGGTGTTTCCGTCGAGAACGTAGTGCCGTGAATGCCGCCAAACTCCGCCCACTTTGCTTTGGTGGCTGAGTCCGAGAAGAAGTCCGAGCCGTCTCCGTAGCCCACGGGGTCAAAGAGTCCAGCGGGGAATGACCAGCCAGACCAGCCCAACTCTTGATGGGGGTTTGCCCCAGCACCAAAGTCTGCAAACCCAACGGTGGTCGGGACGAAGCGGGTTCTTTCAAGGTATTGAGTCCGCTCAGTGAACCAAGAATCGATGGGCGTGGTTCGGGAATTGACGTTCTCGAGGGCGTTTATTGAGGTCTGTATGAGCGGGAAGCCATGCCTGATCGCGCCCGCCGTGTCAAGGAATGGAAGGCTAATCGGGAGATGTGCGCTGGACGTGCGGCTCTCTGGGTATGTTCCGTAGGTCAGCGGGATTGCACGTTGCCCGCTTTCTTCATACCACCAAGCAATACGAGCACCCGACCACCATCCTCTATCGTCAGTCCATGTTTGAGTCGCCAACGTTTCTCGGTTGCCGTCGCCCGTTGCGACCTCTTCGTAGGTGATTTCAAACGGCTGATACCGCCTGGGGATTTTGCCCTGCTCCGCTTTCACGGGAGTCCAAAGAAGGATGACGGAGCGGGCGTGTGTGTCTGCTATCACTTTTGACCACGACGGATAATCACCAAACGCATCGCCAGTCGGCGTTGAGCCGCTCGAGCCAGAAGTGGGTGACGGAGCGTCGCCCGTGATGGCCTCTCCGCTGATTGGGTCAAGGTATGTCCCAACGGGCAAATCGCCCGCCGCCGTTGAAATGGGAACGCATTGACCGTCCGAGAGGAAATATCCAGGAGGACACGTTGTCCGCCCGATGTCGGGGTTGGGTGGATAACCAACGTCGCTGGTCGGGTATTCATCGACCGACCCGATGTAGTCCCTGTGGACGGCGACCATCTCCATTGACCCGTCCTCCATGATACGCAGGCTGGAGCAGTGCAACGTTGGGTGCTGGGCGTTGGGGAACGTAGTGACCCCCTTATCCTCCCTGCCGAGGTATCGCATTTGCTCAATTTGAGGGAACACCCAATCGTGAATGTTCCACCCTCCCCAATTCAACAACTGCTGGTCGCTGATAGTGAACCCAGTGCGCAGGGCGGTATTGAAATCTGTATCGCCTTGAACGTAGCCCGCATATGCGGATGAAAGCGCATTGTGCAGTGGGTTGTCCGTCTTGGTCGTGTCTTTGGTGTTGGGATGATACGGATCGGTGTGCGGCGTGTAGCGGAACACCAGCAACTCTTGACCTGGAGGCATGGCGGCAGTCGCCGTTCCGTTGGGCCAGATTTGACCCCGCCCCCAGACTTTGCCGAAGTGCGGCTGGCCGTCCTTTGTCGATTCCACGCCGAGGTCGGATGAATGAAGGGTGTCAGCGGCAACAAACAACTCGCCACCAAAAGCGGCGGCATCAAAGAGGTGACCAACTCCGCCCCGTTGATAAAATCCGCCAGCCTCAACCGCCCCACACAGGCGTGGCACTTTAGCAAAATCTCGGCTCGCCAATGGCCTGAAGGGGGTGACTTGATGCAAACCCCAACCCATATCGCAACGGTCGTCGGCGGTGATAGCGGAGTGCCGTGGCATGACGCTTGATAGGCAGTCGGCATCGGGGATGAATGTCCCAGACGGTGCTTCTCCAGGCACAAAGAAAACCTGTTCCAACGTGTCGGGGTTGATTCTGAATATGGCGTGATATATCACCGCGCCCGTTTCGCTGAAATCAGCATCGGTGTGCAGGCGTTTGGGGTTGGGGTTGTTGCGTGTTGTTGGGTCGCCATACGCATCGTCGGTTGCATCAAGGTTGGACTTCATCACTTGGTTGGTTCTGGGGGCAACCGAGACGAGAACGTGATAATCGACGATGGGCTTCTTGAACGTCAAGTCGCCAGCCAATGGATGAGTCGCCAACTTAGCATCCCCAGGAGAGACGGACACGTCCGTGTAGCCAATCACGCTCGGCACGATCCGCACCCGTGTTGGGATTTGTTCAGCCAAAAATGCGGAGTTGATGCTGGAGGTTTTGCCCCAATTATCCCCGCCCGTGGCGGATTCTCCCAAAATAGCATCGGCTTTGCCGTTGGTCACGCCCGTCAAACCCCCGCCCGTCAGCCACGTTCCGCCCTCAACGATGTTCGGGTGGGCGTTGCCTACGGTTGCCCGTTGTTTGCGAAGAACCGAGAACGT